CTTCGGCACCAACGGAGTCACTTTTTGGTCTAATTGACCGAGATCATCCGCCAGAGCTTTACCCTGGGCGGCACTCAGACCCTTCGTTGCATCGTCGGTCGTGAGGTTGTTCACGAGCTCATACGGATAGTCCACGGAAGATCCCGTATTGCCCTGAATACCCTGCGGTCCCTGCTCGCCCTGAGGGCCCTGGATGCCGCGGGAAGGCTTCTCAGAATCCACGTACTCTCCGGTCTCCGCGTCATAATATTTCCAGTTGCCGTTCTCGCCGATGATCGGGGAGGCGTGAACCGTAGCATCCTGGCAGGCCACGGTGGCCTCCTGGCACTGGGTCAGGACGTCAAGCGGCACGAGGGCTGCGGCGGCTGCGGCTGCGGCAGCTGCGTCAAGGGCGGCGGCGATGGCCGCGTCCAGGAGGGAGGTGTCCACGTCCGTCACCTCGATGGCCACGGGGAGTTCCGGATCGTCGAGGGTCACCACGCCGGTGGCCTCAGCGGAGCGGTCCACAAAGTCGAGGACCGGCACGTCGAAAGACTTCTGCATCCCGTCATAGGTGCAGCGGATGAGGAGGGAGTTGACGCCCAGGAACTGAGGCGCCATCGTCGTGTAGCGCACGTTCAGCGTAGTGGGATCACCGGAGGCGATAGCCACTTCACACTGACCGGCGATGCATTCCTGCTCGTTGGAGTACATGAATGCAAGCACATCGGAAAGAGAAGTCCAGTCAACGGTCACACCGCTGTCCGTCAGGGTGACGTACATCATGACGTCACTCTCTTTCCTAACTTTCGGAATTGTAATTGTCGGCATATTTCTTTGATTTGTACGTTATTCGCCCTTATTGGCGATCCTTTTTCCTATAATGTAGCATATCGCTGCATTGCACGCGAAGAGCAACACCGCTACCACCGTCAGGAACGGTCCGGGAGCTGAATTAAGCGCCGTCGCAACGGTCCCGATGGTCAGACTGGCGTAAATAAACACGGCCAGCATCATGAAGAAGCTCTTTGTCCTGTCCTTGTTATCCATATTCTTGTATTTTACGACAGAGGGCTGTCAGGCTCCTCTATCTGGGTTATAAACGTCTCATAGAAGCCCGTCACGTAGACCTCGAACTCCTTGGTGTAATCGTATGTCACGTTTAGCGTCTTCGTCACGCTCCCGGTCGAATTGCCCGCAACGGTCAGCGAATAGGTCGTAGTGGCAAGCATCTGATTGTTGTCATATACCGAGACATTCCCGCTGAAGGTCTTGCTTACCGAGACAAGGTTGGTGACGCTGATAGTCACGCTCACCTGAGTCCTCGCGCTGTTCCAAATGGCATCGACATGCGCCCGGTAATCGATGGCGCCGGATGCTATGGGTATCGTCACGGGATCGATGTCGAAGGCGAAGAACCGCCCGGTCCCGATGCTCCCGCCCTGGGTGATCTGATTCCTGGAGAAGAACGGCACCACCTTCACGGTCCGCCCCCTCCAGGAAGACATACTCGTGAACACCACATCGAAGCCGTCATTACTCACCGTGCTGGGAGCCGCCACCTCATAGGAGCTGTTGTTATACCAGAGGACAGCGCCGAAATAATAGGAGGTCAGAGCCGTACCGTTGATCGTGAAGTCCGATAAGGTGAGCTCCCCGTCCCTTCCGGAGGGATCGACGTCCCATTGGAGATGCAGCTCGTCCTGACTGTCCACCTGGAGGGCAGTGATGCCTTCCCACGGGAAGATCGGGGAGAATGCGTTATGATCATAGCCGTCGAAGTCCAGGACGCGGGCGTACTCGCTCGACGAGAGGGCGGCGCGGGTCCACCTCAGTGATCCGGCCAGAAGCCTCGCCACGAAAGAGCTGGAATTGCTCGGAATCCCGAACTCCGTGGCCTCCGTGATGACGAAGCCGCACTTGCCGTCACTGGCCTTCCAATACTGGCTGCCGGAGGTCTTTCCGGTCACCGCAAGGGTGCCGTAGTTCACCGGCTTGTACTTGGCCCAGGGCTTGATGGCGGGTGACGTGCAGAGGGTACGGACATCCCCGGAGGACACTCCGAGGACCGCCGCGATGTCTCCGCGCACGTCTACAGGACGGCTTATTATGTCATTCGAGTGTGCCATTACTGTCCTGCCGCTACCTGTCCAGTCGCATATACATTACCGACGATCTTGAACGCTCTGTTCGTATCGTCGTACTCTATATACATGCCTCTTGCCTCGCTGTTGCCGAGGTAGATGCGATCGAAAGTCTTGGCGCCGGAGAAGGTCTGAGCTGCGGTGCTCACGATACCCGCCTTGCTACTCGTGGCAAGCGGAAGAGCCACCGAGTCATCGTTACCGCTGCCCATCTCCACCTTCACGGTCGGAGCTGCATTCGTGCCGGCGATGCTCACGTCCGGAGTCGGGATCAGGATGTTGTTGTTCACTCCGTTGATGACAAGGTTTCCGATCTTGAAACCGGAGGAGAGAAGATCCTCGATGTCAACGGAGATCAGCGATGCCGGAGCATAAAGGTCGTAGGTGTTCAGATTGATCTGAAGGGTGGCGATCTTCGTCCCGCTGGTCAGCCTGTCACGGACGGACACGAGGGAATACACCGGGGACTTGATGTCGTGTGCCGTACCGTCCAGCGTGATGGTGGCTATCCGGTCTCCAGACGTGTTCAGATTCGAGAGAGCTACCACAGAGGCCTTGATGTCCTTTGCCACGCCGTCGATGGTGACAGTGGCGATGCGGGATCCTGTCGAGAGGAGGTTACTGATGCTCACCGTCGAGCCGCCGCCGCCTCCCCCGCCGCCGGAGGGCGAGCCCTGGTTGTGGTTGGTCGGATTATCTGTGTCTCCCGTGTCGAGGGATTCGTCATCCACCGTCATGGAAGCACTCGGCTGACTGATCATCTGGACGTTGACCTCATCATTGTAGAGATCCCAGGAGAAGGACTCGACGATATAGGCCGTGCTGTCGTAATCGTCTATGAAGATGACCGGCATCTTCAGATCCGCCGGAGGAGTGTTCAACACGCCACTCAGACGTACCCTTGCAGACGCGAAACTGAGGGCGTAGTCACGGGCCATCAGATCAAGATAAGCCAGATCCGTGTAGTTGCTCGTGCTCCACTCCGTGATCTTCTGGAGCTCGTCGGTCATAGGCACGCCGTAGAGAAGATCCTCCGTGCCGTTGTAGTTGTTTGCGCCGCTCAGGCAGGCCAAGGCGAGCTCTACATCAGGAGCCTCGCCCCTGGCGCCGTTGTCGATGTTCACGATCTTCTGGAAGCCCTTCGTCTGCTCGTACTGGTAGAGATCCACGCCGTAGATCCTCTTCTCGTAGGAAGAGTCCCCGTTGACTATGGTGATGTCCAGGGCAGTCGCGCCCATGTAATACCGGGCGTTGTTGTTATACAAGGGCAGAAGGACGTCGATGGTGACATAGTCCTGATCGGTGTCCGACTCCATCGGAGCCTGGACCTCGAAGGAACACGTACCACTCGAAGGAGACCACGTGACATCCATCGCCTCCTGCCGGCGGTTTCCGGTACCATTGACAAGGTATGCCGTAGTCCCGCCGTAGTGATGGCCCGTGAGCTTGACATATACCACGAGCGTTCCCGCCGTGCTACCGTCACCGACATTCCGGACCTTGATCGACATCATGAGATGCTTGCGGACCTCCTGGGTGAACTCCACCCTGTTGGAGATCTGATCGCCCGAAGCCGGGAGGCTGTAATAGCCATTCGTATAGGCCGCCGTGCCGGTCAGCGACCAGCTGCCACTTATCAGATCCGAGCGATAGTGGTTGTTTGTCGTGAGGACGATCCTCTTCTTCGGCGCAACGTACTCGCGGGTCATCTGACCGACAGGCCAGTAGCCGCTGCTGCCGTGCGTCTGAAGACTTCCGAAATGCTCGACGCGGCGGTTGAATGAGACCGGACTGTAGACCGTTATGCTGTTGGATCCTATGGTAAGACCCGTCTCCTTGATGATAAGCCATGTCTCTCCGTCCTGCGTGATCGTCGAATGGATGGAGGCCAAGAGCAGCTGAAGGACATCATAGCAAGTCTCGCCCTCCATATAGTCGAGATTGACCCAGACGTCATAGATCGTCTCGGCGGCGCTGCTATCACCGGCGGCGAGATCCGTCGCTTGCCTGAGCGAAAGATCAAGACCCGTGAACGCCAGGAGATATTCCAGGAGGGCGTCTATGGTGACCGTGCCCTGGGCCTCGAAATAGTTCAGCTTGAGCTCGCCGAGGCCGTCCGTGCAAGTGATCCTCACGTCATACGGCGGCGTGATGTCGGGCGCCGAGTACATCTCCGGCGTGACATAGCCCTGCCAGACCAGATCTGTATTGGCGTTATATACCTTGGCCATATACGCGAAGGGATCGCTCGTGAAGATCTCCTCGAACTCCCCGTCCACGGCACACTCGGCGGTCAGATCCAGTGACGTCCCGCAGACACAGTCGCTCTTGTCCTTCCGGATCACCGGCGGGGCTCCCAGGGCGCGCGTCAGGACGCTGCCACTATAACCATCCTTGAGAATGTCGATGGTCCACTCGAGGCCGTCAACACTCTCAAAGAAGAAACGAAATTTTGTCGCGTATGCCATACTAAGTCACTGTTCTGCGCCTTGAATTTTCATTATCGATGACCGCCTTGAGCTGGTTACCGTCTCCCACGAGGGTGCCGGTGACCTTGATGTTGATGGCCGAGCTGGCATAGCCACCTCCCATCGTGCTGGTAGATCCGTAGACAGGAGCCGCCACGGAGGCGGAAGCACTGTAATTGCCTGACGCCACGCCGCTGAGACCTGACTTGACGGCTGCTCCGAGGGCCACGAGGGCGGCACCGGCTGCGATAGCCACGTAACCGTTGAGGCTCTCCAGGGCGGCCTTGATGCCCAGGGTGGCCGTACCGGTGGCGATCGCCATCTTTCCGACCGTGATCGCCATATCTCCGAAGGCGGACAGGGCGTTATTGGCAAAGTTCTGCCAGGCTTCCCCGCCGGTGGCGAGGTCACCTATGAGAGATCCGATGGACTCCGACATGCTTGCCACGCCCTGCTCGACAAGGGAGGCTATCTCCTTGGATATATCGGTGATCTGCTTCGGGTCGTAGGTCGGCTTGATGATCGCCCCGATCTCCATCGTAGTGGCGCGTCCCTGGATGCCAGATGCGGCGCCCTGAGAGACGCTCAGATCTGTTCCCGACATCTCGGCCCGCATTGCCGCCATAGCCTGCCTCTGAGCCTCCGTAGCAGCCGCAGCGGCGGCCCTTGCTTCTGCCTCGGCGCTGACCGCCTGGGTGAGAGTCTTCTGGTCCTTGTTCAGGGTCTTGATCATCTGCTCCTGGTTGCGGAGCACGTTAGCAGCCTGGATCTGCATCTGGTACTGCTTGTCCTCATCCGCGGCGGAAGAAGCGGCCAGGCCGTTCATCTCGGTCTGCAAGTCAGCCATCTTCTTACGGATGGCGTACTCCTCACCGTAGCGCTGCCGGATAAGGGTCTGAGCCTTGGCAATCGCATTCTGCTGCTCGGAAAGGGTGACGGAGTCATCCTTCGCTATACGACGATACTCCGCTATCTGGGCCTCTGTATCGGCCCATTCGACGCTCTTCGCGGCGATCTGCCGCTGAAGGTCATACATCTCCCCGGCGATCTGCTCCGCGCGTGTCGCAGCCGCCAGAGCGGCCTGCTGCTGCTCCTTGTTCCCTCCGAAGATGGTTGTCAGGACGGGACCGGCGAGAGCTGCGCCCAAACCGGCGTTCCCGGTGAGGCCGTTGACTACGTTCTGCTGGAAATTCGCCTTGAAGCGGGCGAAGGCTTTCTGCCACTTGGACTCGAACTCCGCCACGCTCTGACCCGTGCCGGCGTTGAAGTCATGGAGGGCCTGGGTATATGTCGAGACGTAAGCCGCGGTCTGCATCTCGAGGTTGGCGCCCGCCACCGTATTCTTGAAGTTCTCCGCCTCGGCGTTGAGGAGCTTGAAGGCGGTGATGGCGGCGCCGATGCCCATGCCGGCAAGGGCCACTTTGGTGGCGTTGATGCTCTGAAGGAGTTTTCCGAAGGCGGCTACGCCGGCATTCCCAGACTCGGAGAGCTGCCTGCCCATCTCCTTGGCGGAGTTGGAAAGCTGCTCCAGCTGCCTGGTGTTCACGCCGAAAGCGTCACCTATGCTCTGGGTGACCTCGTTGCTGGTCTTACCGAAGTCCTTCAGCTCCTTCTGCGCCTGTTTCGCGCCACGGGAGAGGTCTCTGGTATCAGCCTCAAAGACTACTTTAGCGTTCTGCGTTGCCGACATTGTCTATCTTCCTTAAAAACTCGTTAATCTTAGCCTGGCGCTCTTCAGCACTCAGCTTGGAAAGTCCTCTTGCTACGTCTTCCGCCGTCTCTTCCCTCTCGTCCCAGGGCATAGGCCAGAACTTGGACTCGTCCTTCATCTTGTCTTTCCTGGACACGAAGAGGTTGAAGATCCTGAAGCAGAGACCTCGTATGAGGTTGCCTGCATGCTTCCGTCCCGCTTCGGCCTCCTTCTGGAAGGCGTCCATAGCCTCAAAGAACTCTCCGATCCGCATGTCGTAGAAGTCCGCCCGGGTCATGTGTAGCAGTCCGAAAGCCCATCCCCGGACCTGTCCGATCGTCGGATAGGTGACTTCTACTGGGCCTCTTCTTTTTTTGGCTCCTCGGGGAGCTCCGGGGCAGCCTGCGAGAGATAGACGTGCACGAAATCGTTGACCACCTGGACCGCCTCGGCGGGCCGGAGATCATCGAGGAGAGCCTCTGTCACACGGGAATCCCGTCCTTCCAGACGCTCACCCTCGTTGATACATGCCGCCATCAATCCTCCAATGGTGGAGGGTGAAAGGCTTACCACATCGGCCACAGCTTCCAGGGAGTCCTTCCCGATGGAGCGCAGATAGCCGGTGATGGCGCGCCAATTCGCCTCGACGCGATACTCGCGCTTCCGTATGGTGATATGATCTATCATACTACCTTGGTCAGGGCGTGGCACCGGAGCTGGAGGCTGTAGGAGCTGTCCTCATCCGGATCGGCCGGGGTGGTCTCGGTATAGCCGGCTACTACGGCCGTGCCTGTGTAGTTATCACCGTTGCCGCGGTCATAGACGATAGTGAATGACGTGTTGGCGATGGCCAGGGCCATGATGGCGTCGCTGTCCAGTCCCGCGTAGTCATCGTCGATGCTGAGAAGGCCGCTGACGGTGAAGTTGAAGGTGTGCGAGGTAACCCTCTTCGACTTCACGCCGTTATCGTCCTTGGTGGTGGACTCCTTGGTGGCGGTATCGATGGAGAGCTCGTCGCTCGTAACTCCCACGAAAGTCTTGCTGCTCGTGGTGAGCTTCACATTGTATCCTCCTTGTCTTGCCATAGCTCAAAAGTATTAAGATGATGCTGCGAGATCCTCGCACTCTATTGTGAGACTGTATGTCGGGTCCTCCTCAGGATCCGCCGGATTGGTCTCCGTGTAGCCGGTGATGATGCCGGTGCCCTCATAGGCCTGGCCGGATCCACGGACGTAGACGAGATCGACCACGGCATCGTCACCCGTTGCACGGGCCAGATCCATGATGTCATCGTTATCGAGTACGGTTCCGCTGCCGCCGGTCATGTCGATCAGGCCGGAGATGCTGAACGTCGTGGTATGACCCACGATCGACTCCTGCTTGACGCCCGCGTTCTCCTTCACGATGGATTCCTTCGTAACCGGAGAGATGGACATCTCATCCGAGGTCACGCCGATAAGATACTTGTCGTTAACCTGGATGCGAATATTGTAACCTTCTGTCATGCTGTTGTAGTTCTATACTGGGTTATACGATACTGGTAGCCTACCGACCAAGTCTCCTGAAGGCAATCCTTCTTGAGCTGGGAAATCTGTCGGACAGTGTACCCGCCGGAAGAGAAAATCGTGAGGATGACGTCATCGATCGCGGAAGCCAGGGCCTCCGCCTCTGATGCGCTTTTGGAATAACCTCTGACCGCGACCTCGCCGACGATCTTGTAGACTCCGTCCTTGTCATAAGACGGCGTATAGTCAGCTTCATATACCGCATAGGGGTAGCTCTCGCTTTCCGCCTCCGAGAGGAAGACGGAGATCGGGTCCTCCAGGGCGGCACAGGCCGCTTTCAGTTTCGATCCTATATCCTCAGTCATTTCAATAATTCGTTTTCGCGCCGCTTCATTGCAGCGATGAAGTTGTCATAAATCATCTGTTCCCACCCACGGATGGCGTCATCGAAGAAGTTCTTGTGAGGCTGTCCTTCATTGTTCCTCCTGTACCGGCTGGCCTTCTTGATCGGATAGACGAACTCGTGACCGGGGTCACGGTGCTTCAGCGTTCCGTAGTTCTGCCAGTACATCTTGAACCAATCCGGGACCGCATTGTCAGAGACCTTCTTACCTTTGAAGGCACCCACGATAACGGTGGAGTTACCGGTGATGCGCCTCTCGGCTTTGATCAGCTTCGTCTTGATGAGCCTCCGGAACTCCTTCGGCATCCCTCGACGGATCATCTGAGCAACCGGCTGCGCGGCCTCCTTCATCGCCGCCTCCGTCATCCTCAGCGCATTTCCAGGAAGCCTGTCGAAAGCCTTCAGGCAATCGTCAAGACCTTCTATGCGGATAGACGTAGACATCAGTCAATGGATTGAATGCTTACCTCACACAGCGGAGACACCCGGGAGATGGAGTCGATCGACAGGATCTCATAGGTCTTGCCCTCGATGCCGACTTGCCACCTGGTATTCATGCCCTTGACCTTGTATATGACGATGGACGCATTGTCCCTGCCGTCGTAGTTGTCAAAGGCAAGCTGATCGGTGACTGTCCGGTCCACCTTTGCGAAGACGCGCGAATGAACGGAAAAAGTAGCACTCTTCTCGCCCTCAGAGCCAAGACTGACCGTCGGGGAGTAGAGTGTTACCTTCGTGTCGAGTTCGCCTATGTTAATCTTGTTCTCCATCGTCGAGTCCCCAGCTGCGATAAGGACGGAGCAGGTTCCTCGACGCCTTGGCAAGCGTCTCGACGCTGTCCGTCGGGTTGTTGAACAGAGTGGCCGCGTGCATGAATATGGCCGCCTTCATGTCAAAGGGGATCTGCTCGTAGCCCGCCACGTAGGTGACGGTCATCTTGCTACCCGTGACACCGGCTCCCACGGTCAGCACGTGACCCGAGACAGCGTAATCCGTGACCGCCTGTCCGTCCACCTCAAGGCCCTCGACCTCGATGACCGGGACCTTGAGATTGAACGAACTTGCAAAATCCACAGTAGTCTGGAACCTTGACTTGAGGATCACCTTCCCGATGTGATGCTCCGCACTCCTCACGGCGGCCAGGAGCTTCTCGGAAAGATCGGCATCCAGGTCGTGAGAGGTGATACGGATGTGGCGCTTAAACCCACCAAGCAGCGGGCTGAAGTTAAGCTCTACGGGAGTCCTCTTCGTCATGGCTTCAGGATTTAGGCGGTAGTGACTTCGTCGATCTTGCAGAAGGCCTCAGGACGGCGGACGCATACATCATGGTATGCGGCAGCGGAGATCTCGAGGACGCCCTTGTCCTTAGCGGTGTAAGGATCGAGGATGAACTGGAGACCGCCCCATCCACCGACGAGGATCTCGGACCATGCGCCGAAGAGGACGGCGGAGCAGACACCACTCGAGGAGCCCTTGGTCAGGTTGCTCGGGATGGCGTTGCTCATATAGAACGGATAGCCGTTGACCTTGCCGTCATCCATGAGATAGACGGGATAGCCGGCGATCTGAGGGATGGTCTTGAGCTTGCCCTGGACCTTTGCGTTGGACACGTAGGCGAGGTTACCGAGGAGGCCGTTGTCGGTTGCCACCTCAGTCTCCATCTGGACGAGGAGATTGTAGGTGATAGGGCCGCCGTCGGTGCCGATGGTGATGTCGTTGACGCTGGCAGCTGCAAGGACACCGGTAGGCTGACCGCTGGAGCCGGAGCCGTTGAAGATAGCGGCGTCGAGAGCGGAAGCGTGGGCGGCGGTGAGGTCGTCCATGATCAGGCGATCGACGGCGAGGCTGGACTGATGCATGAGGTCATAGGTGACGCCCTGGATGACCTGGAGGCGCTTGGGGCTCATGACGAGCTTGCTGTAGGCAGGTTTGCTGACGGAAGCCTGACCCTCCTCAGCATACCAGGCGGCGGTAGCACCACCGGCTTTGACGATGCCGACGTTGCCCTGGAGACCATCGAGGTAACGGACGCCGAGCTTGGTGCCGAGCATGGCATTACGGAGAGCCTCGAGGTAGGTCAGACGGGTCTGCTCGACGAATGCCTGACCGTAGCCGGACTCGGAAGCGTTGGTGAAGTCGTAGCGGAGGAGGAAGGACGGGAGGAACTTGCCCTCGGCGGGTCCGTTGATGGAGCGCTTGAACTCCTTCTCACCCTCGACGGCCATCTCAGCCTCGACGCCGTCGAGCTTGTCAGATGCGGCCTGACGGAGGAACTTGGAAATGGAGAAGCGCTTCAGATCCTTCTTCTCCTCAGGGGAAAGGACCCTCTGATTGGCCTGGGCGCGCCTGGCGGCCTCGGCAATCTGAGACTCCTGGAGCTCTCCGGTGAGAGCATCGATCTCGCTGGCCAGAGCCTTGCGTGCAGCGGCATCCTGGCAAGCCTCGAACTCGGTCATCTTCTGATCGAGCTCGGCAGAAATTTCGTTGGAATTTCTCATGATTAGTTGTTTTTTGCCAAAAGGGCGCGAGCCCTGGCGAGTGATACTTTATATTCGTCGGCATCCTCCACCGGAACCTCAGGCTCCAGGGCCGGCTTGTCGATTTCTTTCTTCTCTACATCCTCGATCTCCCAGGAGGCCTGCTCGGCCTCGATGGAACGCCTCAATGCGTTTGCATTCGAGGGAATGTTGACGATGGAGACCTCGAGCAGCTCCATACCGCCATAATAGTAGACCTTCGGATCCTCGTCGCGCTCCTCGTCTCCCATGTGCCCCTTCTTGGTGGGCACGAAGCCGACGGAGACTGCGTTGAGGGTGCCAAACTGGACCTTGCGGAAAATCTTGTCCGCGCGCTCGTTGAGGTCCTTGGGCTCGAAGGTGATCCTGACTACAAGCTGGTCATCCTCCACGAAGGCCTCGCCCTTTCCAATCACGTCATCCGGATCGGCGGACTTGGTCCAGCTTTCGCCATAGACATCGTGCATATAGCCGACGATGCCGTTCCTCTGGTAGCGGGAGAGATCCCACTTGTCAACGGGAAGCACGGTACCGTAGGAGTCTACGCTGCTATCCGAAGCAACGAACTCGACGGTCCTCTTCTCCTCATCGACCTTGCGGATCACCGGGGATTCCTGCCACCTTCTGAAGATTCTGTTCTCTGCCATAGCTTTGCTTTTTTAAGCATCCAATGTCGTGACGGTAATGGCCTCACCGTACTGGTATTCGCCTGCATACAGGACATAGAGTTTGATCTGGTACTCGGTGCCAGCAGTCAGAGAAGTCAAGGACATACTGATGTTCTGACTGCTTGACTCCTTATGCGTCCACGAGGCCGCAGAACTTTTCTTGTACGCTACACCGCATGTGCCGTCCTTATAGAAGACCACGGTGCCGGTGACGGCGATCGATGTCTTAGCCACGGTGCCCTCTGTCGGAGCGCTGATCTCGGCGGTGTTGTTGCGGAAAACTTTCTTGATGATACTCATAACTATTCGTTGTTTTCGTCGTCACCGACGGTTGTGTAATTCAGTGGTAT